TTGTTTTGGTTGTTCTTTTTTGTAGCTTGCTACTTTACCGCCCCCAAAAGCTTTCTTGGCAAGAGCGACATGACCTTGAAACACCTTCCCTCTTACTTTTTGGGCAACGGTTCCCGGCGCGCCCCCGTTATTTTCGTCTGTTCTGTTTGTAAGATGAGGCCGGCCAGCATTAACCGTGGCGTAGAATTGTTCGAGGCTCATGCCTTTTTTCCAGCCCCGGTCTTTATAATACTTAACAATTGAGCCATTGCGTCCAAGCTGCGACCTGATGGCAGCATTACGAGTACTAAAGTTAATGCCGTATCTCCTTACATTTTCAGGTGACCATTGGATATAGCCCTTGTAACCGTTACCGCCTAAGTTATCTTGACGCGGGTTCATGCTTCCTGCTGTCTCGTAAGACATGACCGCCGCCAACCACCACGCCGGCACACCAAGTTCATCAGCCGCATGAGCAACACCGGTTTTGACGTCCTTGCCATCCCATTTGCCTTGCGCCTCAGCCACTCGTTGCTCTGCAGGTTTATCAATATCAGCCGCGCTTTGTTTCAGAGGTTTAACAAGCTCTATTTTATGCCCTTGATGCTCTATTGTTTCACGGTCATTAGCCGCGTTAATCTCTTTCTCTCTCTTTTCTTTCCATTTCAGAAGGGATATAGCCGGCGCTTTGTCCTGCACATGCTTTGCTGCATTTTTGACAAAGGCAAGTTTAGCGGCCTTTTTAATGTTAGGAGCTGCGGCCATGGTATCAACAGATTTGAAATATTTATTAGCCGCCTCTTCAACAATACCAATGCCACGGGTTTTCAGGTTTTCAGGGGTTAGCATTCCCGTTGTGACCGTGCCGGAATATTCAGCCATTTTAAGAGCGGCGTGGTTATTCTGGAAATGTGCGCCTTTGGTAATGGATTTTCTCTGGTGCCCAACCTTGAGGCCAAGCAAGCCTCTGTCAAGCTTCTGTTGCGTCTCAGGGGAATATTTGCCGTAATGCTTTTGTTTGAACTCTGAGGCCGCACCATCAAACAAAGTATTTGACTGATCAACATAGTTTTTACCGTCACCCTGATAGGTCTGGCCAAACTCAGCTTCTTTTTTGTCCATTTCCATCTGGAAATTCAGCATAGACATATCAGCGTCAGCCGCTTCATTCTTTTCATTGGCTTTTGAAAACGCATCAAACACGCCGGCAAACTGGCCGATAGCCTTGCCAACATTTTGCATGGCAGCGCCAGAGGCACCAAAACCAGATGTTGAGGGTGGTGTTAACCGTGGGGTTTGAACACCTACTGAACGCCTTGTGGCTTGTATCTTAGGCAATTTGTGTTGCTATCCCCTTGGCACCAGAGGCAAGGCCGCCAAGAATGGAGGCCGCCGCATTAATTGAACCGGATTTTCTAATATCAGCCGCCGCCGCTCGATCAGATTTGGCATTGTTTTCTTTATCAATAGCCTCAGCTTCGCCTTGTCTGGAAATCTCGCTAATATCCATATATTTGTTCTTGTAGCTTTCGCGCTGAATGTCATCGAATGAACCGCCGCCGGCTATCACACCATTAGCTGCGGCCGCGACAAACTGAGACGCCATTGCATCCTCGTGCTCATCCTCTTTAATGTCTGCGTTAGCATTGGCGTCCTCACGGGCAACAATCGCGTTAATCTCTTTGACTTGTGCCTGTCTCTCTTTTGCAGCCGCTTGCGCGTCAGCCTGAGACTTTGCCCCCATAGCGCCCACAACAGATCCAGCAATTGAGGCAACAGCGCCTAACATTGGTGCGCACATTTAAATAAGCTCCACTATTATGCCAAGCAAATGGAAAGGGTAAGGGTCATCATGAATGATAGAAATCTCTTGAACCCGGTCCCACCCACCTGGGGGATGTATTTCAATTAATCCGCTAAACAAATCAGGGTCAGTTTCAGGGTAAGTCTGATCCCCGCCCTCATCTCTATAGATAAGATCATCAATATCACCGCCGTTAATCTGTATTTGGCCACCGGCAGAGCGGTAAACCCTAAGCCACATCTTGGCTATACGCTTAATAGAGCCTTCTGTGTTGCCTTGTTGCGGGTTAGCCTCAATTGGTAGTGTCTTAATGGTAGACGTTGGCTTGAGGCCAATGTGGACGACTGAGGCGCTATCTATGCTGATTGAACCATCAGCCTGGACAACCGCGTCATTTTGCCGTGAACCGTCACCATAAACACCGACAGTTTCACCAATCAGATGATTAAGACCTGAGATTGTAGTGGTTGCCGAACCGTCATAAGTCGCAGAGGCATCAAAGGCTATGAAATCAGATTTTACATCATCAATCTGGAACTCTCTTGACTGATATTCAATATAACGCACCGTGGCACTATTAATGGTTCGCTTAACAGACATCCACACCTCATCCCCATAATTGCCGGGAATAACAGCTATGCTTTCAACTTCTGCACTTGTCCCTGCAATTTTAGTTCTGTGAAAGCCCACTACATCCTGTTCACGCTCATATGTGCAGCCAACAAGCTGGCCATCAGCACGAACGCCCCAGACCAGAGAATTAGGCTCTTGCGCGTATGATAATTCACTAATGCCAGCGCCGGTAATATGTTCTGATATAATGGTGAGGGGCAAAGCCTTGTGCTTGTCTTTCTCAAAATTATAGTCAAACTCACGTAGTTTTCTGGCTGAATTGGATGTCTTGCCAAATCTTGCCGGAAATATAACGCTATCACCGGCCCGGACGCCTTCACGATTAGACGAACCGCCGCCCGTTTGTTTTTTCACTCTGATGTTACCAGGGGCAATACCTTTGGAACTCTCAGTGGCGCTGATTGTGTATTCAGAGCCGCTTGTGCCTAATGCCAGTACCTGGCCAGGCAAGGCCCATCTTGGCACATCAACCGTGTCAGAGGCATAAACACCGCCGCCGCTTGCATCATCCTCATCACCATCAAGAAAGCTCTCAAAGGCATTTGTCCGGGAAAACCAGAACTCTTGCGGGTCTCTCGTGGTGCCAAAGGCCCATAGCCTTTGCTCATGGAATGCAATAACCCTTGGATAGCCGTGATAGTCAGACCATGCACCCTCTTCCCATGCACTTGTGCCATATGTGATAACATCAGCTGGAACATGGTTTAAAACCACCTCACAAGTCGCGCTTGTGGAATTAGTGACAGCCGTGATTTTAACAATCACAGAAACATCATGCAAAAAGATAGCATCAACATAATTACTATCCTCTGCATCTGATAGCCTTACAACGCCGGTTTCATGTAGGGGTAAATTCCAATCAGCATTCCATGTTGTTGAGCCAGATAGATCATTAAGGCCATAAACCTTTTCATCGTTCGTTATCACGGAAGAGCTTGAGATTGCAGCGCCGTTAGTCGGGGTTGATATGCCTGTTTGCTGTCCTGGTTCATATAAGCGAATAAGCTGCCCCACCATATCACTATCAAAATAAGCAAAATCGCTTGTGATAGCAAAACCCGTTGCACCTTCGGCATAAGTTCCCCATTTGGTCACAGAGCGGTTAACTGTGCCGCCAGATGTATAGGCTGTAAAAGCCGTTCCATCAACATCACGATAACTTTCATCTCTGAGTGAGAATGTTGTGTCACTAAGCTTGATGATAAAATAACGGTTGCTGTTAATTTCAGTCATACCGCCAACAGATGCGAAGGTCACACACTCACCAGACTTAAAGCCATGGCTTGAACTCGTTGTAATTACAACCGGATCAGCCTGTGTTGCGCCTGAAAGATTAACTGTTGAACTATCAATAGCGATAAAAAACTTTTGTGTTAAATCGCCGTTAATATCTCTAAAAGGCCCGTCCAGAAACTCAATATCCGTAATGGTCCATGATGTGTTGCTTGAGCGTTCCAGCTTTCTCATGGGATGAGAGGGGTGCGCGATATATAAAACATCAGCCGATTGCGTAAATCTCAGATCATCAAGTTGTGCTGTTGTATATGTGGTTGTTACCTCAATAATCTTTGAGGCCGTACCACCGGAGGAATATGCGGCAAAACCGGCAGAGTTTTCTCCGGATAGCTCAAATGTGTTTGCCGTGGTGTTTGCTACTGTGAATTCTCTGTTATTCAACTCAATCATGCCGGCAACAGAGCCGATTATAATCTTATCGCCATTGCTGAACCCATGGCCTGTTATGGTCACAACAGCCGGGTTGGCCTGAGTAATGCCGGTTATGTTCTCAGCCGTATCAGTGACAAGGCCGCCATTGGCAAAAATGCGTATAAGGTTATTTTCAAAGCAAAGACAATAACTCTCATCAACTGAATAGGTAAATTCATGCAGCCTTGGCGCCGCGGTGCTATCAGCAATTTTAGCCGTAAAAACAGTACCCGGCCTTTTGGCGCAGCCACCATGCGGCCATACAATAGTGTTTTCTATTGTCGCCGCGCCGTTCTGGTACTTGTTAAGGCCAAGCTGTGCTTTCAGCCGGGGGGTTATCTCACCCGCTGTTAAGTTAGATAATACCCGCCTCAAAAGTCAGACACCTTTTTACCGGCAAATGAACCGCCGCCATATCTGGCCCCTAGCCATTCATCTATATAAAATTCTCTTGGTGTATGTTCAGCCGCATCATAGGCCATAGCCGTTGAGATTTTTTCCTGATAGATTTTAAAAAACCTGTCAGATCCCATTTTACCGTCAGTTAATGCCCCGACTAATTCAGCTTGCAATCTTGAGACAAAGGCATCACGCACCAGCGTTGGCCATTTGTTAATATCCTCAACACGTGAGCAATATTCAATTTTGACCGTTGCGGCATTGGTAATGAGATAATCCCCTTGAATTCTAAAAGGTTCATCACCCCCCTCAATCTCTGTCTTGGTTGAGATAAAGCCCAGATAGTCAGAGGGCAGCGCATAGCGATAAGTCGCGCCCCAGACCGGCGCTGTTCCATCCTGAGCCATTTCAACCTGCTTCATGGCAAAGCCCCACGGATGCAAAGCATTGACATCATCTCTCAGGTAATCAAAATTGGCCTTGATCAGCCGCGCTTCCCGTGAGCTATCATCAAGGCTTGAGATTTGATTGACACCAAGCCGGGTCAGCATTCTGTTGCATAAAGCAACGTCGTCATCAGTCATTGGCTTCTACTTCTTCAGTGACTTCAGCTTCTTTAACCGGCTTTTTGGCTGGTGCTTTTTTCTTAGGCTTATTCAAGCCTTCAAGCTCAATGGTGTTTTTAATCTCAATATACTGGGTTTCGGCAAATTGTTCCCATTGCGTAAAACGAGGGTGATCTTCAGCAACGCCAGGCAGAGCGGCCCGCACACAATCTTTAACGCTCTTGCCTTCTCTTTTAGCGTCTAAATATCTTTTGAATTTCATATTCATTTTAAATATCCTTGCTTGTTAAAAATGTGGAGGATGATGCAATTTGGTGCTAAAATGCTGGCCTCATAAAGACCACGCTGCCCACACCGTTCATTACATCTAAAGACGCCTCCACTCGCCCCAGAAAGGTGGGCAGCGGCAAACCTTTTACCTAGTCAAAAGTAACGTCAAACTGGAACACAACCGTACCGCCTGTATTCACATCAGCATCAACAATTGACATGTAGATCTCAAGGTCACCCTTGGGATCAGTTGTTTGGCCATTTACAAAATCCCAAACAGGGAGGCCATAATTATCAATTGACTTAATAACGGGTTGATTTGTTGCAGCAGTCGCCGCATCAATGCCGTCATTAATCGCATCAGGATCATTGGTTATGCGTGATTCGCCTGAGACATTGGCAACGCCAATATCAATTGTAGGTGAACCAGTTGACGCCAGATCATCAAGCGAATAGGTGCTTGAGCCTAGCAGCCGTGCATTTGAAGGCAGGCGTACAAGACGATAAGTGGAAGTAGCACTATCGCCAGCCGTTACTTCATGAATGATTGTATAAGACCTGGTAACGCCGCCATGTAGGCCAGCGGTACCAAGAACGCGGGGTTCAGCATCAAGATTCGTGATGAACCCGCTTTTTTCAGTTACAACAGCCATTCAATTACGCTCCTGTTGGACCAGAAGTCGGATCACATTCAATGTAACCAACTTTGGTT